TGATCTCCGCTTGTGCTTTGGCGACAGCGCAGGTCTGCACAAACCTGGCGCGGACCCCAATCTTCGCCAGCGCTTTGCGGTGGGTGTCGTGCGCGGCGGTATCACCAAACTGGCGCACCACCTTCAGATAGTCCGTGTCGTCGTTGATGCCCGGCACCTTGAGGAACCGTAACGCCATTGCGATCGCGCTGGTCTGGCATTGCCGCCATCCTTCGGGACCATCTGCAGGGTCAACCTGCGAGAAGAACGGGAACCCATCAAGCCGCCATCCGCCGCCCGTCGTCGGCACCGCAATACCATGAGGGCATGGTGCCGGCTGCTGGAGCGGCGGCGGTGCGGCAGGGCTGCCAGCGGCTCGCCATAGATCAGTCACCTCCTGCCGCTCATCGTCAACCAGTCGCTGGGCGATGATCTCGTCGAGCCGGCCCAGGGCCGCCAGCTGATGGGAGGTGAGGGTGCCACGCCGCGCAGCCTCCTGCGCCATGTCCCGAACCTTGACGAATGTCATCGGCTGTTCAGCGGCCGTGCCGCGGCGATCGGATTGAACAGCGCTGCAATCGCCTGCACGTCGCCGGACAACGGGATCAGGCCCGTACGGCGCATCACCGCACGGAACACCATCTCCTCGACGACGCGCGGCGTCGCCATCTGCATCAATGCCTGGGGGAGCGTGGCATCAAGATCGCGGAACACCTCTGCCAATGCGGGGCGAATGGCGGGATCAATCGACTGCAGAATCAGCCAACGGGCGAAGCGCAGCCTCAGGCGGGTTAGGTTCATGCCTCAGGGTTCCCGACCAGAAGGCCGAGGTAGACCATGTGGTCGCGGTAACTGTTGCGGATGTCTGCGATGAAAGGCACCAGCTGATGCGAGTCGGTGTCGCGCGTGGAGCTGATCGCCGGGAGGTCATCACCTGATGGTCCGGCCCATTCGCTTGGATCACCGTCGACGGGGAAGCCGCAGAAGCCGTGGAGGAGATGGCGAGCGCCGAAGCCGCTGGCGCCGAGGTTGAGTTCAAACTCAAAGCCCCACCACGGGCGTGAATCGTGGTCGAACTGGCAGAGCTCAGGTTCACCCCAGGCGATGAGTACCGGCGCCATGGCGGCAGGAACGGGGGTGCTTCAGGGTTCCCCTGTGAACCGACCTCGCTCATCCCGTCGGGCGGTGCTACCGGATCGCAGGCGTGGATTGAAGGTCCAGAGGCCGCCCATGGCGCCAGCGATACTGCCGACGCCGGCAACGAATGCAGGGATGGCAACCATGGCGATCTGATCGCATTCGCCGCGTTTGGTCTTATACGCCAGGCAGTCTCCAAGCTGGTAGATACCAATCAATCCGGCGCTGATGCCAGCGACGATACCGCCTCCCATCATTGCCGGCGCCATCAGCGGCTGGTTATCGCGTGGTGTGGTCATCGGTCGCCCTCCAACTCGCGCAGCCTGCCATCGTGCTTTTCCTGCACGTTGATGATCCGGCCGTCAGTTTCCTGCAGGCCCTTGATTTCACGCTCGGATGCGGTTTGCCGATCGTGCAGGTTCTCCAGCCGCCGGGGCAGTTCCCGCACCAGGAAATCAACGTTCCATGCGATCGAGACGAGGGCACCAATGATGGCAAGCACGCCCATGACCAGTGCGCCCACGACCTTATCGCGCACTTCATAGAGCAGCGACTGCTGGGGCGGTTCTGGCCGGGGGCGGAAGAATGGGGGCATTGGCGCTACGGCGCCTGTTCTGGTCGGATGATTTCGCCATCCCGCCATGGCGTCTTCAGCCAGGCGCGGAACTGAGTGTCCAGCTCTGCCAGGTCAACGGCGGGGCCGATGCTGTAGGCGAATGTCTTTTCGCACGCCCGCCGTTGTTGCGCAATCTCGTAGGCTTTGGTCATCGGTTCGCCCTCCAGTGGCGTATCGGTCAGCGGGTCGGGAGCTCGCAGCTCGCCGGCCCCACACAATTTTAGTCGGCGGACAGCGTTTGCGTTCATGGAATTGCAGCCGCGATGGCATTCACCAGCGCCGTCACGCGGGCATCAAGTAGGGCGAGGTCTAGGGCTTCCCCGATGCTGTAGAAGGCGAGGCGGCAGTCGGCATACGCATCACCAGACGAGTTCCTGTATAGATTAAAGTTAGCGCTTGCGGGAGTGGCGCTAGAGAGCGTGATTGCATTATTGGAACCATTTAAGCGGAACGAAAAGCTGGCAGAAGCCGACCGGGACATACCCGTGAATGAGTTTGCATTAAATAATGTATTTTCATTAAAAGTGCTTCCATTAAAGCGAGAATAAAACTCTGAGCTGACTCCAGTTCTACCAAGCAGAGTGGCACCTGTTGATGTTCCTGCAGCTCGGGCGCTAATGTATCTCCTGACCCCAGTGCCACTATTAGTAGCGTTAGCAGAAACAAAAACCGAGACGTGTTGATTGTTTTGTGGATCGACGTCGTTGTTTCGGTTGCTGTCCAAATAGTTATCCGTTCCATCCCCCTGTAACCCCGTCTTCCGGTTGTAGTTCCACCCGCCCGCCGTGCCAAACCGTGTCGGCGCCGCACCCACCAACGGCACCAGGCAGCCCTGTAGGGTTCTAGCTGCTGCGAGGATACATGCTGCTTTGATGGCGGGCCAAGTTCCGTCCGCCTTGCAGCCGACCACGAACGCATTGATGGCATCCTGCACCCCAACTTCCAGCCCGCTGCTATTGCCCGCGGCAACATCGGCGGCAATGACACGATTGATGTAGTCTTGCGCGTCGGCGTCGTAAGCGGAGCCACCCGACAGCGCCCCCAAAAACGCCACATCAAAAAGCCCCAACGTCATGGCGTCACCCCCAAGCCTGCGACGAACCCAGCGGGCAGGTGGTGTTCCACGGCAAGCGCCTGGATGTCTTGCGCCATCTTCACCGGCACCAATCCAACGGCCATCGCCTCTGCCCATGCGCCGAGGAACACACGGGGCTCCTGGAACAGGGACAGCCCCAGTCCTACGCCCAGCGACAGCTCCAACTTCGGCGATGCCTGGTGAGCAGCGAGCAGCAGCGCGTCGATTTCTGGGGGCAAGGCGGCCCAGAACTCGATCCACTGCGGTGGATTGTTTCTTTGGTAGAGGGCTTCCTGTTGCTCAGGTGTCAGCTCGATGATTTCCCATTGCTGCGTGAGCACGCCATCAATCTCAACCGGCGGACGCTGCTCTAGCTCATGCGTTGCAGGATCAAACTCGGGAGGATCGACCAGCGTGACGACATCTTCAAAGCGGTACACATTGAAGTACGCATATTCAGCATCACTGGGCGAGGGCGAAAACGACCGCGTGGGTTCATCCTCGCGGAGCTGGGCCAGTGAGTAGGGCCAGCGGATCGGGTCCAGCCGGATGAGGTCGCTCATGGCTGCTGCTTGTACATCGCCACGCAGTCGGTGTCAGAGGATCCGAAATACGTGAGCGACAGCACGGCGCCTTTGTTGGCTGCGATTGTCGCCGGCTTGTCGCTGTAGAACACCCACCCGATTGGGAACGTAAGCGTTCGTTGAGAGGCACCTGGTAGCAGCCGGATCACCGTCCGCCGGCCGGCCGCCAGGTTGCTGTTCGTCAGCTCCAGATTCCCGGTCAACGTGATAGTTCGCACCTGGCCATCGAGTGCCGCCAGATCCAGGTTCACCGTTGCGGCATAGGTCAGGGTGGAGAATGACGTAGCCGGCGCGAGTCCTGCGGCGGAGGTGCTGACCACCGCCGGCAGCGGGTGGACGTGATCCCCCCTTGATGCGCTGGTAGCAGTGCCAGCGGCGGCAACGCCGAGTGCTTGTGGTGTGGCGTCGCTATAGACGGCATCTGCGCCAGCAGGGCCCGTTGGTCCGGCCGGCCCCGTCGGCCCCTGCGGACCCACCAGTGATGCCAGCCACTGCGCTTCAGTGCCAGCAAAGCCGCCGGCAACCGCTGCCTGGTAGGCGCTGCTGCCCGTTGCACCAGTAGGCCCGGCCGGTCCTTGCAGTCCCTGCGGGCCCGTAGGCCCTGCGGGCCCCTGCTGCCCTTCGGCAATATTGAAGATGACCGAGCCCCACGCGCCTTCAGTTTTCGGCCCGTAGATGTCGCCGTTGCTGGTGTTCAGGTAGAAGTCGCCATCACTGCCGACGCCACTCCCCGGCACGCCTGCACCCTGCTGCCATTCGGCGCCGATACCAGAGGGGCCCGGCTCACCCGACTCACCCGGCGCACCCGGCGGCCCCGGCGTGATGACCTTGATGACCTGCGGGCAGCTCATTCCTCATCCCTCCGGGTTGTGCGCAGCGCCACCGTCACAGGTCCAGCGGCTAACACGTGGTCGTCGGCAGTAGCAGCACCTGGCGCCACCATCAGGCAGTCGTAGCGGTACACCTTGCCCACCTTGAGAGCATTCACTGATGCCTCTGGGAACACCAGCCGCACCACGCCACCTTCAGCGTCAGCGTCAACCGTCACGGGCCACACGTTGCGGCCCTTCTCGTCGCTGACGGTTGCATTCACGTCCCAGCCAGTGAAGACCCACGGCTCCGTGGCGGCCGTATCTTCATACAGCTCCAGCGTGAGCAGCGCATCGATGCCCTGCTCCATCGCCCAGGTGTGGCCGTCGACCCATGCCATGCCTCAGGGTTCCCCTTCTTCCCACGCTTCGTCCACTTCCGGCGTCGCCGGGTCATCACCCTTGAACTGCCCCTCGGCCTGACGAGCGCGGCGCTTTGCCGGCTTCACTGGCGGTTCCTCAAGCGGCGGCACCATCGGCACCGGTTGGCCCGGAAACAGTGGGCGGAATGGTTCGTACATATAGAAAAGGGGCCGCCGCAGCGACCCCACGAATGGGACGTTATGCCCGCACTCAGCGAGCAGGATGGAGCTGGATCCCGTTCCCCGCGCCGGCCGGTACTGCAACACCGTTGGTGACGGTGCCGGTAGCGGAAGCGCTCGACACGTTCGCGTTGGTCTTCGCGAAGCTGATCGTGGTCGCCGCAACGGCGGTGATCACGTGGGTGCCGGTGAAGACTGCGTTAGAGCAGTTCGCCGTTACAACCTCGCCCACCTGCAGGGTGTGAGTGCCGACGGTGACCGTGGCCACGTTGTCGGTGAGGGCGACGTTGCTGATCGACAGGTTGCCGCTGCCGGGGAACAGCTTCACGCCCTTCACCCGCACATCGCCGGTGATCGCCGGGCTGGTGCCGGCTTCCACCAGCCGCTCGACTTCAGGCCCGGTGAGTCCGAATTCGACGGGGCCTTCGCCGTTGAACACGATGGTCCCGATGGTCACCCAGTTCGCAGCGGCCACATCACCGACGGCAGCGCCGCGGGCGAAGTGAGCGGCCTTCACCAGGTACCCGCCGGCAGCGCTGGAGGTGGCGCCGTAGCCGACGACCTTGAACATCGGCAGCCGGTTCAGCCGGTACGGCAGTTCCAGCGCCGAGCCATCACGGGTGGTGGCAGCGCGGTCATCCCACTTCCCGACAGCACCGAGAAGGATGGATTCAGCATCCGCCTTGTAGGCGGTTTGGGCATTAAGCCCGATAGCACGAGTCATGGCAGAAAAGAAGCGATGGGTTCAGAGTTGCGGGCTCAGAGCACCGCTTCAGCGTTGGTGATGTTCTTGATCTGCACCACCGAGCGGCTGTGCTTGAGCGCGAGGCCCAGGCGCCACCGGATGCGGGTCATCATGAAAGGACCGGCGGAACCTTCGGGAAGGTCGTAGATGCCGATGCCGTACTGACCACGGATCGCACCCTGCAGGCCGGTGAGGTAGTTATCACCGAAGGCCACCAGGTAGATGGAGGTGGTGCTGTTGGCTTCATCGAAGCCCTGGATCAGCTGCTTCCTGCTGTCAACATCCGTCGGGATGATGATGGAAGTGCCGTAGGTGTCACGCTGGATCCCGTACTGATCCATCATCCGATCAACGTTGCTGATCGAGGTGTTGGCTTCAGACCGGGTGATGATCCGGCGCATCGCCTTACTGCAGATGATGTAGGACTGAACGCCGGGCGGCAGTTCGTCCTGTGCTTCCTGCAGTGCCTTGATGCTCAGCGGGCCGGCGGTGGCGTGATTGGCGATTACCTGACCCGAGTCCTTGACCAGGGTCTTGAGGCCGTTGAAACCGCGGCCGTTGTTGGCGGCTTCGGAACCATGAATGAAGGTGCGCTCATAGTCGATTCGCATCGACTGAGCCTTCATGTTCACCTGGTTG